CCGGTGGCCCCTGGATCCAGAACGGATCCCCTCTCCTTTACGTCAGTAGACGTCCCGTGTTGGGAATGCTGTGACATGTCCATAACAACCACGATTGTGGGCTAGGGCATGGTGGGGATTTGTAAACTTAACCGGGCGCACCCATGGGGCCCCGCAAGGAGGCTTTCATGAATAAGTATGTGCGCGATGGCATGATTGTCATCATTTCCGGTTATCTCTTGCATTATGCGTGGATTGACCTGTGTAACACCATATCTCGGCTTGCCGAAGTTAGGTGTCAGCAGGAAGAGTCCTTAAACGCAGTTGCAAGACCGCTGGTGGAGGTTATTAATACTCCATTAGCGGAACAAACAAAATCTAGCAGTAATGGAACGATCACAGAGGAACTGTCTTATGAGTATTGAAACGTGGGATAAAATCCATAATCAGTATTCATACGCATGGGTTGGGGGTGAGCTAAAGCGCTCACGTTATCCTTACACCTATGCACAGTCAGTAACCTCTGAACGTGACAAAACTGTTAGTAGGAGAGTTAATCCTTTCTCCTTAACCAAAACTAACCTGGAATTCATCCCAGGTAGATACCGTCGTGACTCAGATGGTATCGAGGTTAGCGGTCCCAGCATTGCGCTGATTGGACTCGTTGATCTTTATAGTGGAGGTTATCCCTCGGCGTCATGGTACAGCGACGTCGCAACTGTGAAAGCGCTCGCGCTTCAACGGTTGTATGGCCGGGCTTCCGAACCTTATTTCCGCGAAATTCACCAGTTTGGTGAGTTAGCTGAGACGGTCGGGGCCCTTAAATCGCCACTGAAAGGGATAAGAACATTAGGAGGATCGCTTAGCAAGATGTTTAAAGATCCGCGCAAGGCAAAGCTTCCTATTAAGGACGCAGCTGGCGCTTATCTTGAACACATCTATGGCACTGCACCAATGTTTGGCCAGGCAGCGATGTTTGGTGATGCAGCAGGTCGTATGCTCGACAATGCGTTCCCGAAGGAACGTACTGTTAGGGCTGGTGCTAAGCAGGTTCATGTATCACACCCAGAACAAGCCTTCTCAACGTATATCAACGGCTACGCTCGTAATATTTTCGAGCATTGCAGTTGTTATTACACGTTTGAGGGGATCGCCACTGCGAAAGCTGGCGCTGGGATGTATATCACGAACCCGAGATTGCGAAACTCGTTAAATTTCGCAGGCTTAGCGGCCGAAGGGTGGGAGTTGTTACCCCTTTCCTTCCTAGCGAATATGTTTGTTGACGTTGCGTCATTGCTAAGGGAGTGTCGACCCGTTGCGGGTAACATTTCTGATGCGTGGTGCACGACTGTCGGCTCATCAGCTTCGATATATACCTTGAAATCAGTCAGCGGTCACACGACTCTGGAGGAGGGACAGGTTACTATCGAACGATCATTGGTGACTCGAACAACAGATGTATTCAGAACCGGGAAGCTCCATCTTGGCCCTGGGCTTAATAGTCTAGGAAAGGTTCTTTCGACCGCAGCCCTTGGTGTGAGCAAATTTACATAAACTTTTTACTCAACAGTAGGACAATATGGATTTTCAATATTTTGATGACGCAAGCGTCACCTTGAACAGCCCGGTTACTGAGCGATCATTTGTATGTACGGAACGGACACCTACTCGTGCAGTCTTTATTGACGTCACTGAGACAGACCCGTCACTGGCATACAAGATAACAATCACCACTCGTCCCGCGAACACCGATACCGTTGTACGTCAAAAAGTAAAAATGACGATTATTGCACCGGCGGTTATTAACGAAGGCGATGAAGATGAGTACATCGACCCCGCGATTTATCGTTTGGAGGTTGAGGTACCGTCTGGGTGGTCGTATACTAGCCGTAACAACATAACGGCTAATATGATCGGGAAGCTCCCGCACTTGTTAGCGCAAGCTGACTTGGGCCATTGCTTTAAGTTCGGTTACACCCCGGACGCCTGATTTATCTCTCAAGCATCAAACCATTAGGAGGATACCTATGAACAAAGATGCGATCGCAAAAGAAACCTGGAACCAACTTTTCGCCGATTTTTCATGGCGGAATAAAGGGGTCCGACTGTTCGCAGCAGACGCAGTTGAGCATCCGGCAGTAGGCTTCAAGCATTTTCGGGATTTTAAATTCCCTGAGCTCGATGACTCGTTAGATGTGACTACATATCGTTACTGTAAGCAGTTGGGTTCCTTCTTCGATCGTTTCATCGCGGATAGCGATGAGGTGCAGACGAAACTCCTCAAAAAGGAGGCTGTGTTTAACTTTGTACAAGGACAAGCGAATGTGTTAACGGCCCTTCCGGGCAGTACACGAGCTCACCTTGTGTTGAGAGAGATACGGCGTATCGTCGGCTTGATTCTCGGGCCTTGCCCAGATCTTGCCATGCTTGACGATTGGAGGGTTCCTGAAAAGGCTTCAGAAGGTGTGCAAAGGAGTGAGGGCTATCTCCATGAGAAGCTCAAAAACCTAAGTGCAACTGCTGATCAGCATGATCTCTGTGAGAGATTGCTGACGGGGTGTGCGTTTAAACGATCCTATGTGGATGTTAATAGCGTTTCGCCCCTAGCCGTTGATAAAAAGTGGAACAAGAATCGTATCATTGCGCCCGACACAGTAGCTTCTGGCATTGTTTCAAACGCCATTGGCCGCTTTGTTGAGCAACGTTTACGCGATTCTGTAGGTATTGATATTAAGATTCAGCAACATGTGCATCGTCGCCTCGTCCGCGAATGTTCAAAGACGGGTGCGCTTGCCACAATGGATCTTAGTGCAGCATCTGACTCTATTTCGATTCCCTTGTTACGACGCATACTGCCATCGCGGTGGTATCGACTTTTGTCAAAGTGTCGTACTCGGTTGTATAGGATCGGTGAAGGACCCTCTA